GACACCCGCGGCGCCCACATCGGCATGAGCGAGCGCGATGTCGGCCAGTACAGCATCGCCAAAGCCGTGCGCGGCATGCTCACCGGCGAGTGGAAAGAGGCCGGCCTGGAGCGCGAAGCCAGCGCCGCCGCCGCCACCAAGTTCAGCATGTCCACCAAGGGCCTGCTGATCCCTTACGACGTCACCGCCCGACGTGACTTCAACGTCACCACCGCCGCCAACGAGGCCGCCCCGCTGGTGGCCGCCGATCTGCGCACCGACCTGCTGGTCGATATCCTGCGCAACCGCCTGGCCATCGGCCGCCTGGGTGCCACCATGCTGTACGGCTTGTCGGCCAACATCGACATCCCGAAAAAGCTCACTGGCACCTCGCTGGGCTTCGTCACGGAAATCGCCGCGCTGGCCGAGACCAACATCACCACCGGCAAGATCAGCATGTCGCCCAAGCGCATCGGTGGCTACATCGAGTACAGCAAGCAGGCGGTGATCCAAAGCGCGATCGCTGTCGAGCCGCTGCTGCGCCGCGACATCCTTGACCAGTACGCGCTCGAGGTCGAAACCGCCGCCTTCAACGGCTCCGGCTCCGGCTCCAACCCACGAGGCCTGCGCAACACCAGCGGCGTGGGCTTGGTGGTCGGCGGCGCCAACGGTGCACAGCCCAACTGGGGCCACATCGTGGGCCTGGAGACGGCGGTGGCCGACGTCAACTGCGACCCGGACGTCACCAGCGGCTACCTGCTCAACACCCGAGCCCGTGGCTGGTTCAAGACCCAGCAAAAGGCGGCCAACCTGCCGTTCATCTGGGACAACGGCGGCACCCCGCTCAACGGCTACCGCGCCGAGGTCTCCAACCTCGTGCCGCGCAACCTGACCAAGGGCACTGCTGTGGGCACCTGCTCCAACATCACCTTCGGCTGCGACTGGAACAGCCTGATCGTGGGCACTTTCGGCGCCATGGAGCTGCTGATCGATGAGACCAGCCAGGCCGTCAACGGCCTCAACCGCCTGATCCTCAACGCCTTCATCGACGTGGGCGTCCGTCGCGCGGCAGACTTCGCGATGATGGAAGACGCCATCGCGCAGTAAGCGCCAACCTTTTCCTCCTGCCGGGCTTCAGCAACCCGGTTTCACGCCCATCGCAGGCTCTCTGCGGTGGGCGTTTTTTATTCCACCCCCCGATTCCAAGGACACCCACATGTTTGGCATGAACAAAAACCCCCAGCCGGTCGACATCGTCATCACCGAGCACACCCTGATCAACGGCGAAGCCGTGCTCAAGGGCCAGGTGATCGAGCAAGTCGCGCCCGAGCTGGCCCTCGACCTGGCCGCCAACGGCAAGGCCCGTGGCATCAAAGACGACGACGACCTCAAGGCCTGCAAGGCCGCCTGGCGCGCCGCCAACAAGGCCGCGGCTCCGGCCGCCGCCGCCAGCTCCGAAGCTCAGCAGCCCGCTGCCTGATCGCCATGGGCAAGCTCTACACCATCCGCGCTGGCGCGTCGTTCCGCGGTGACGGCAACAAGCTGCTCACCGGCGGCGACCAGATCGAGCTCGAAGACGACGTGGCCACCGCCCACGCCGACAAGGTCGACCTCGTGCCCGGCCAAGGCGAAGCCACCGCTGGCCAGCCCAGCGGCGAGCACGACCCCGCCTGACCGCTGCCATGGCCTTCGTTGAAGACCACGGCGCCTTCCTGGCGGACTTCGGCGTGCCCTGCATCGCGGGCTCGGCCCAGTTCCTCGGCCTGCTCGACCAGCCCGACGAGGTGCTCGACCTCACCCGCGCCAGCGCCCACTCGCGGCAGTACCAGCTCACCTTCATCACCACCGCGGCCACCCTGCGGCGTGATGACCCGGTGAGCGTCGACGGCCGCGCCTACCAGGTGCGCGAAGCCCCCCGCCAAGTCGACGACGGGGCCTTCAGCACCGTGCTCATCAGCAAGGTTTAAGCCCATGGCCACCACCAGCCAAGCCGAGCGCATCGCCGCCCGCATCGAAGCCCTGCTCAAAGCCGGGCCCACCGATGCGGTCGGTGTGTGGGCCGATCGGCAAGACGCGTTCACCCGCGAGGAGTCGCCAGCGCTGCTGGTCGAGTGCATCGACGAAGACAGCTCGCCCTTGGGCGGTGCGGCCGGATTCGGTGGGCGCGACCAAGTCGACAGCGACACCCTGCGTGTGGCCGTCGTCAGCGTGGTGCGGGGCGACGACTGGCGCGCTCGGGCCGATGCCCTGCGCTGCCAGGCGCACGCCCTGGTCATGGCCGACCAGCCACTGCAGGCGCTCACCAGAGGCATCCGCCGCGACCGTGCCGAGTGGAAGGGGGCCAACGCCGACCAGCCCTTCGGCTACGTCGCTCAGGTCTACCTCATCCGCTACCACTCCAAGGCCTTCGACCTGAGGGCCTGACCCCCGACCCCCTCCATCCTCACCCGGAGCACATCCCATGAAACTGTTCGGTTCTGGCCTCAACTGGGCCACCCCCCTGACGGACGCCACCGGCGCCGCCATCGCCAACCCCTCGCCGCTGCTGTTCGGCGTCATGCAAGACATCGAGTTCGACATCAAGTTCGAGCTGAAGAAGCTGCACGGCCAAAACCAGTTTGCGGTGGCCATCGGCCGCGGCAAGGGCGAGATTTCGGGCAAAGCCAAGCTCGCCGACATCCGCGCTGGTTTTCTCGAAACCATCATCTTTGGCGCCTCGGGCGCCAGTGGCCTGGTGAGCATGGTGTACGACACCGTGGGCACCGTGGCTGCTGCCACCGTCACCGTCACCCCGCCCAACAGTGGCACCTTTGCGGCCGACCTGGGCGTCATCAGCAGTGTCACCGGCCGCCCGTTCACGCGCGTGGCATCGGCACCTGTGGCGGGTCAATACACCGTCACGGCTGGCGGCGCTTACGGCTTCGCTGCGGCCGATGTTGGCATCGTGCTCTACATCAACTACCGCTACACGGCCACCAGCACCACCGCTCGCAAGATGACCATCGTCAACAACCCGATGGGCTATACCCCGCGCTTCCGCTGCGACTACTACGCACCGTATGACGGCCAGGCCTGCGTGATGACGTTCAACAACTGCACGGCCAGCGGCATCAAGCTCGGCGGCAAAAACGACGACTTCACGATCCCCGAAGTGGGCTTCGACATCGCCGCCGACCAGGCCGGCATCATCGGCACGCTGGCGTTCACCGAATGAGCGCGCCCACCCAAACCCTGCTGGCGGGCTTGCCAGTGGTGGTGGGCGGCACCTCGCTCATCATGCCGCCACTCAGCGCGCGCGAGGCCCGCTTGCATTGGGATCGCCTGCGTGCGCTGGAGCGCGGCGAGGAGGAGAACGCATTGGAAGTCGTGGCGCTCGTCGTCCACGCTTGCCTGCAGCGCAACTATCCCGCGATCACGCTTGACGAAGTGGAAGAGGCAGTGGACATGGACAACATGTCTGAGCTGCTGTCCAAGGCCAGCGGGCAGGGCGCCTTCCGGCGCTGGTGCGAGCAGCAAGCCGCTCTGCAGGCCGCAGACGCGGGAAACGTGGCAACCCAGCTGCAGACGCCGGTGACGGCTGGGACTGGGGAGGCATCTATGCCTCCATCGCCACCGTCACCGGCTGGCGATTTGCCGACATCGACGAGCTGAGCCTCGACGACGTGGCCGAGCTGTGGCTCTACTGGCAAGAGCACCCGCCCGTCCACCTCACCCTGCGCGCCCTCGTTGGTGCGCTGGGTGGCGGTGGCGGCGGTGCCTCGGCCAAGAGCCCTCGCGCGGCCGCATCCAGCGGCACCGACCCCGCGCAGCAAATGGCCCAGCTGGCCGGCATGTTCGGCCCGCCCACCCACAAGTTCCGCCCGCCCTGCCGCATGCAGACGTCTGCACCCGACACCCCTGAAAGCTGAGCCCGCACCATGGCCGACAACCGCAACATCAAGTACACCGCCACGCTCGACGACACGCCGTTCGCGGCAGCATCGGCCCGCGTTGCATCCACCATGACCGGGCTCAAGGGCTCGTTCGCCAACAGCGCCAGCGGCATGCGTGGCGCGATGGACGGTGTGCGCGCTCAGATGGGTGAGACCGTCAAGAGCATGGCCGGAGACGCGGCGGCCATGGGCGGGCATTTCAGCGGCTTGAGGGGGGCGCTGCTCAACACACAGGCAGGTGTGTTTGGCTTGGCCGGTGCCATTGCAGTGCTGGGGGCGGCGAAGCTCGCCGCCTCCTCTGCTGCCATGATCGAAGACACGATGGAGCTGTCGCGTGTCATGGGCATTTCCACGAATGAGGCCACCGTCTGGAAGATCGCACTCGATGATGTAGGCGCCACGCAAGGCGAGTTGCAGACTGCGGCAAAAGGCCTGTCGCGCCAGCTGAAAGAGCACGAAGACTCTATGCAGGCGATGGGCCTCAAGACGCGCGATGCCGCGGGCAATGTGCGTCCTATGAATGCGCTGCTGACGGATGCATTTGCGATCCTCGGCACGTACAAGCAAGGTGTCGACCGTGCCCAGGCATCGAATGAACTGTTCGGCAAAGGATTGGACGCATCCAGCAAGTTGCTGCTGATCAACATCTCGACCCTCGACGACGCCATCGCCACCATGAAGGCGCTGGGATTGGAGGTGGGGAAGAACGCCACCAATGCATGGAACGAGTTTGACGCGGCATCTGACCGCGCTGCCATTGGCCTGAAGGGTGTGGCCTACACGGCCGGCATCGTCCTGATGCCCATCATCACTGACCTGATGAAGGCCTTCAATTCAGGTGTGCCGACTGCGGTGGGCGTGACGCGCAAGGCCTTCGGGTCGCTCGCTCAGACCTTTCACGAAGTGAAGTCCGAGGTGCTGGTTCTCGGCAGTGCCATCGGCGCGATGGTGGCCACGTTCGCCACCTCGTTCGAAGGCCTGCGCGCGTCAATCGACATGGCGCTGAACCGGAATTTTTCGGGTGCTGCGGCAGAGATGGCCGCCACCGGGCAACGCATGAAGACGATCCGCTCGGCATTCATGGCCGATCGTGTTGCGATCGAAGGGGAGGCCGCCGCTCAGATCCGTGCAATTTGGACGCCGGACACTGAGAGGGGTTCTGGCGGCGATAGCGGCGACAAGACGCGCGGTGACAAGGGCGACAAGGACAAGGGCAAGGGTGATTGCGCAGCCCGTGTGGCGGCGCCTCCTGTTGAACCCAGCTTCATGAAGTACTACGACGCTGCTCTCTCCGAAGAGAAGCGGCTCGCGGCCGAGAAGGACTCGCTGCGTGAGTACACCAAGGCCCAAGAGCTGGAGTTCTGGCGCAACCTGCTGCAAAACGCCTCGCTGGTGGGCAAAGACAAGGTGGCGATCACCAAGAAGGTGGCCGACCTCGAAGTCGAGATCCTGCGTGACGCCGCCAAGCAGCGCCAGTCCATCGACGCCGAAGTGCGCGCCGGTGCCGAGCAGCGCGCCCTCGAGGCCGTCGAGCTGGCCCGCACCGAGGCGCAGACCCAGGCCGACCTGGGCAACATCACCGCCAAGCAGCTGCTGGAGCAAGAGCGCACGTTCGAGGAGCAGCGCACCGAGATCCGCCGCACCTACCTGCAGGCCCGCCTGGCGCTCATCGATCCCGACCGCGACCCCGTCGAGCACGCCCGCGTCAGCAACGACATTGCCAACCTCGAAGCCACGCACCAGCAGCGCCTGGCGCAGATCCGCGGCAGCTTGGCCAAGGATGCGCAAAACAACCCGCTCGCCACCATCTTCGAGGGCATCGGCCAGTCCATGCAAAAGAGCATCGACGGCATCATCGGCCGCACCCAGACCATGCGCACCGCGCTCACCAGCCTCTGGCAAGGCACCCGCAGCGCCATCACCGGCGAGCTGTCCAAAATCATCCGGGCCAAGATCGCCGCCTTCGCCCGTGAGCGCCTGCTGATGCTGGCGGGCATCGGCGGCAAAGCGGCCGAGGCCGGTGCCGGCGCGGCCGCCTCGCAAGCCGCCATCCCCATCGTCGGCCCGGCCATGGCCATGGCCAGCATGGCCGCCATCATGGCCTCGGTGCTCGGCCTCAGCGGCAAGGTGCCCAGCGCCCGCGGCGGCTTTGACATCCCGTTTGGCAGCAACCCCATGACACAGCTGCACGAGCAGGAAATGGTGCTCCCCAAAGAGCAGGCCGACGTGATCCGCGGCATGGCGGGCGGTGGCGGTGGTGGGGCGGTCAACCACTGGAACGTCAGCACCATGGACGCCCGCAGCTTCCGCGACTTCCTGCGCGGCGGCGCGGGTGACGAGGTGCTGAGCCTGCTGCAAGCCAAGCGCCGCGGTTTCGCATTTTGAGCAATCCATGAGCAACGCACTATTCCCCACGCTGCCCGGCTTGGCCTGGGATGTCCGGCGCATCCCTGTGCACAGCACCACCGTCAAGACGGCAGTGAGCGGACGCGAATACCGCGCCCGCAACATGGCTGCACCCACCTACCTCTACAAACTCAGCTATGAGTTTTTGCGTGCTGATGCGAGCGACGAACTCAACACGCTGCTGGGCTTTTACAACCGCCACGGCGGCCAGTTCGACGACTGGCTGTTTGACGACCCCGACGACCGCCTCGTGCAAGACCAAGTGTTTGCCGTGGCCGATGGCGCCAGCCAGCGCTACCAGCTCGTGCGTACCCAGGGCGGCAACACCGAGCCGGTGTACGCCCCGGCGGGCATACCCACCGTCATCGTCAATGGTGTGGCCACCACGGCATTCACGCTCGCGGCCAACGGTGTGATCGTGTTCAACGCCCCGCCCACTGCCGGCGCGGTGCTCAAGTGGGCCGGCTACTTCTACTGGCGCTGCCGCTTCACCACCGACCAGCTTGAGTTCAGCAAGTTCTTGCACCAGCTCTGGACGGCCAAGTCCGTCGAATTCAAAACCATCAAGCCCTGACCCATGCTGACACCATTTTGGGAATCCGCGCCTGGCGCGCTGCTGGCCCTGCTCACCGGCATCGACCCCACCAAGCTGTGCATGGTGGACCTCTACACCATCACCCTCGCTGGCGGCCAGGTGCTGCGCTACACCGGGGGCGATGTGCCCATCATGCTGGGGGCGAGCAGCGGCGGCCCTGTCACGCTCACCGGCGACCGCCCGGACATCCGCCGCGGCCGCTGGCGGCTCACGGCATTAGGCGGTAATGGCAGCAACGATGGAGGCAGCGGCGGCGGCAGTGGTGCCGGCAGCGTGGGCGCTGGCGGCACGTGGCTGGTCGGGCCCATCATCCAGCGCGGCCGCATCAAAGTCGCCATCGGCATCAGCGTCGACGGCCTGCAGTTGCGCATCAGCGCCACGCCCGATGTCACGGTCAATGGCATGTCGTTCATCGCATTCATCGCGCAGGGCGGCTTTCGTGGTGCGCGCGTCACGGTGGAGCGCTTGTTTTGCGATGCAGCGGGCATGCCCGTGGGCACGATCGTGCGCTTTACGGGTGCCTGGGCCGAGGCCACCGGCGGCCGACACGAAAAATCCGTCACGATCGAGAGCGACACCGCCAAGCTCAACACCATGATCCCCGGCGAGGTCTATCAGACCGGCTGCAAAAACAGCTTGTTCGATGCGCGCTGCGGCCTCACCAAATCGGTTTACACCCGTGTGGGTGCAGCCACCACGGCCAGCACCAACCGCACGGCCTTTACCGGCAACGTGTCGATGGGCACCGACTGATATGCGCGCGGCGTGCTCACCATGACCTCGGGCGCCAATGCTGGCGTCTCGCGCACCGTGCGCAGCAACAGCCCGCTCGGCCTGGTGGTAACGGCGCCCTTCCCGTTCGATGTGGCGGTGGGCGACACGTTCACGCTGATCCCCGGTTGCGACAAGACGCAGGCGACCTGCCTCAACAAGTTCAGCAACGGCCCGTTGCGGTTCCGCGGCGAGCCGTACATCCCTGCGCCGTCCACCATCACCTGACTCCATGACGCACGAGCAACAACGATCCGCTGTCGCTGCGGAGGCCCTGTCGTGGCTGGGCACCGGCTACCACCACCACGGCCGCATCAAAGGCGTGGGCGTGGACTGCCTGATGCTGCTGGCCGAGGTGTATGAGCGCGCCGGTGTGGTGCCCCACATCGACCCCGGCGAGTACCCCACCGACTGGCACCTGCACCGCAGCGAAGAACTGTACCTGGCAGGCCTGGAGCGCCACACGCGCGAAGTGCAGACGCCCGCACTCGGCGACATCTGCATGTTCCGTTTTGGCCGCTGCTACAGCCACGGCGGCATCGTCGTGCAAGCCGGCAGCGACCCCACCGTGGCGCACGCCTACATCAACCGAGGCGTGATCTTGAGCCGCCTCAGCGAAGACCCCCTCAACGCGCGCGCCATGCGCGCCTTTACCCCCTGGAGCCCAGCAGCATGAGCGGCGGCACGATCAGCACCAGCGAAACGCGCATCGAAGCGCTGCAGCTGCAAAGCAGCGCCTATGGCGTCACCGTGGCCTACACGGCCGGCATGCCGCGCATCCCCGGCAACATGGTGTGGTACGGCGGCTTCAAGGCCGTGCCCCACACCACCACCCAGAGCGCGGGCGGCAAGGGTGGTGGCGTCAAAACGCAGGCCACCACCTACACCTACAGCGCCAGCGTGATGATGTCGCTCGGCCACGGCCCGGTGGGCGGCGGCATGCTGGTCAAGCGCATCTTCAAGGGCAAGTCCATTTTCGGCGTGGACGACAAA